AGAGGTGTCTAAAGTCTCCAGACAAGATTTTAGTCGTGTACAATTTAAAATTGAAGAATTAGAAAATTCATTGGGCGAGACAATTAAGGAATTTAAAAAACTCCAAGAATCGATGCCTAATGGGTTGAAAAATGTTACCAATAAAAGAATGATGTCAATATCATCATATCTCATTGGATCTCAAGGAAACATCGCTAAACTTAAAGACATAGTAAAACAGTATAAAAGAAAAATTTACACACAGCAAACTCAAGAAGTTCCACAAGTTTAACCTTTCTTTAGTTCATCAACATATTTCTTTCCCTTTTCGGTCATAAAATAAATTACTAACCCCTCATTATCGTCAACGAAATAGTCAATTAATTCCAATTCAATTAAATGATCTAAATCCTTGTGAATTTCCATTTCATTTATGTAGGCTAATAATTCCTTTTCGTCAAAGATTCCTTGTATCGAATCATCAGAACTTAAATCGCCAGAAATAAATTTATATGTCAATAAATCACACATACGATCCATAGCAAAGTCAGTAATTGATACATCATCCTTTAATACATCAAGTATTAACTCAGCCTTTTCAATTATAAATGGTTGATATATCTTTTTCATAATAAAAGTTTTGTCAAAATTAATAATAAAAATCAACAAATCCAAATATTTGACTTTAATTATTTAAATATATTCATTATTATTGTTCAATATAATATTGTATATGAAAAAAAACAGAATTTTTCTCCAAATTGCGGCCTATCGCGATCCTGAATTACTTCCCACAATAAAAGATTGTATCGAAAAAGCTAAATATCCAAAAAATTTGGTTTTTTCAATTGCATGGCAACATTCGCCAGATGATAAATGGGATGACTTATCTGAATATAAAGACGATAAACGATTTAGAATTATTGATATTCCTTATTTAAAATCTGAAGGCGTTTGCTGGGCTAGGCACCAATTACAACAAAATTATCAGGATGAAGAATATACACTTCAATTGGATTCTCATCATAGATTTGCCGAGAATTGGGATGCAGAATTGATTACAATGTATAAAGATTTACAATCAAAGGGGTATAAAAAACCATTGCTCACAGGGTATATTCCTTCTTATGATCCTGATAATGATCCTGGGGCCAGAATTCATGTGCCATGGAAGATGAGTTTTGATAGATTCTCTCCAGAGGGCGTTATTCATACTACGCCAGAGTCGATTGACAATTTTAAAGAATTAGATACGCCAGTGAGAGCGAGATTTTATTCTGCTCATTTTGCATTTACAACAGGAAAATTTGTATTAGAAGTGCCCCATGATCCAAATTATTATTTTCACGGGGAGGAACATTCCATAAGCGCTAGAGCATATACATGCGGATATGATTTATTTCATCCACATAAAGTCCTTATATGGCATGAATATACAAGAAGAGATAAGAAAAAACAATGGGATGATGTAACAACATGGGTAGCTAAAAATGAGGGATCTTTTAAAAGAAACAGACAATTATTCCAGATGGACGGTGAAGTAAGAACTGAAGAGTTTGGAAAATATGATTTTGGAAAAGTAAGATCTCTTGAAGATTATGAAAAATTTTCAGGAATATCATTTAAACGAAGATCTGTTCAGCAATATACTTTAGATCATAAAGATCCGCCAAATCCAATTTTAGAAGGTGAAGCATATGAAAAATCATTTGTAAGTATGTTTAGGCATTGTATTGATGTTGGTTATAATCTAGTGCCTGAAAAAGATTATGAATTTTGGGTAGTTGCGTTCCATCGTGAAGGCGAGGGCGATACGACATTATATAGAAAAGACGCGGACAAAAATGAAATTGCAGGATTTTTTAATGATCCCGATCATTATTGTAAAATTTGGCGGCAATTTGAAACATCTATTAAACCATCATATTGGGTTGTGTGGCCATTTAGTACATCTAAAGGTTGGTGTGAAAGATTAACAGGAAACATATGATAGGCATATATAAAATAGTAAGTCCAAGAGATAAAATTTATATCGGGCAAAGTTGGGATATACATCAAAGAGAAATTCAGCACAAATGCACCGCTAGAAAAGGATATGTTTTTAGTAAATTATATAATTCTATAAGAAAATATGGATGGGAAAATCATAAATTTGAAATTATTTGTGAATTTTCAAATGACATTCCTCAGAATGTTCTAGATGAGAATGAAATCTTTTATTGGAAACAATATATTGATCAAGGATTTGAAATGTTAAATGTAAGGGAACCAGGTATAGGGGGTAAACATTCTGAAGAATCAAAAGAGAAATTAAGAAGGCCTAGAAGCGAAGAGGATAAATTAAAAATGAGAGGTATACCTAAAACGTTAGAACATAAACAAAAACTAAGCGAAGCATTAAAAGGAACTAAACTACCAGAAGAAGTTAAAGAAAAAATAAGTAAATCTTTAAAAGGTAGAATATTTTCTTCTGAACACCGAAGAAAAATAAGCGAAAAAAGTAAAGGAAATAAAGGCTGTTTAGGAATGAAACTTTGGCCAAATGGAAGATCTGAAGAAACGCGAAGGAAGTTGAGCGAAAAAAGTAAAGGAAATAAGAATTGTGTCGGGAGAATTTTATCGGAAGAAACTAAAGAAAAAATAAGACAGTCGCGTTTAGGAAAATTTTTATCAGAAGAAACGAAGGAAAAAATAAAACGATCAAAATTAATCAGAAAAAATGAAAAAAACAATAACTCATAATAAGGAAACAATACTTGTCCACACCCCCGCATATAGGGAACCAGAATTAGTACCAACAATTAAGAGCGCATTAGAAAATGCGGAATTTCCGGAAAGAATACATTTTGGCATTTGTAGACAATTTAATCCCGAAGATAAATTTGATAATGTTGATGAATTTAGAAATGATAAACGTTTTAAAATTTACGATATGAATTATATCGAGGCTAAAGGATTACCATACGCAAGAGCAATTATTAATGACCAGCTTTTAACAGATGAGGATTTTGTTTGTCAATTAGATTCTCATCATAGATTTGATAAAAACTGGGATTCAACATTAATTAAATGGTATTATGATTTAAAAGATGAGGGGTATAATCCTTTAATATGTGGATATTCACCATATTATGATCCATTTAATGATCCAGCAGGAAGAACTATGGAGCCGTGGTTATCAGAGGCCGCTAGTTTTTATCCGTTCGGAACAATTTTTATTAGGCCATGTGGAATTCCAAATTGGCAATCATTAACAAAACCATTTCCTGCTAGATTCTTATCGGGGCATTTTGCCTTTGGTCCTAATAAATGGGCAAGAGAAGTACGTCACGATCCCGATTTATATTTTAGTGGCGAAGAGATTCATTTGACTGTAAGGTCTTTTACCCACGGGTATGATTTATTTCACCCGCATCGAGTTGTTGTATGGCACGCAACTATGAGAGAAGAAAGAGCTGGTATGTTAGTATGGGACGATCAAAGTAAAAGAGGCGATACTATGTTTTGGAAACAGCAGGATATTGGCCGATCAAAAATAAGACAATTATTAAGAACCGAGGATAATGGATTTGATTTAACAGGTTATGACCTTGGAACTGTTAGAACTTTACGGGATTATGAGAAATATGCTGGAATACATTTTAAGAAAAAATCATTTCAAAAATACACAGTAGATCGTTTATTTCCGCCAAATCCAGTAATTGAAAACGAAGAAGAGTGGGAAAATTCATTTATGTTTTCATTTTATCATCTAGTTACCGTAACCAGAGATATGTTACCAGCATATGATTATTCAAGTATACTCGTGGCTTTTGATGATGAAAACGGGATTGGAATATTTAGTAAATCAATAGAAGGCCAGCAATTAAAAGGATTTTTAGAAAATGGAACACAAATACATTATGAAGAAATGTTTTTAACAGAAAAAAATCCGTCCAGGGTGGTTTTTTGGGGTTATAGTCAAAAAAGAGGATGGGCTGAAAGAGTTGAATATAAAATATAATTTAATACTTATTATCATATAAAAGAAAGGATTTTAAAATGAATGGTATAATAAGAAGTGATGATATACATACTGAAATTTATAATTTTAAAGTAATTCATGGCGGGTGCGGAGTTAATTATTTAAAAACGGCCAATTTTAATTA